GATACCGGCGTTATTGCATTTTTAAGCGTTATTTTTACGCCTGCTGCTGCTGGTGATCTGGTGCAATTACGTCCAACTGGAAGTGGTACTGGAACAACTGGTGTAACTACTATTACTGGTGTTGCTGCTGGTATTCCGCAACAACAATTTCAGCAAGTTTTATGTGGCGTAAATGGTAGTTCTCATACTTCTATTGATTATTTAGTATCAAGTTCAAGTGATGCAGTGACAATATTAGTAGTAGGATATGCCTACACGACTACCTAATATATTAGGAGCGTGTTATGACTTATCTTGCACAAACTCTTGTTACACGCTCATGGTATTTATCAGGAGTAGTTGCCCGTAACTTACAAGTAGTTACGGGTGATCAAATTACTGATGGTTTGATGCTGCTCAATGCCTTATTGGATTGGAAACAAGTTGAACTTGATCTTATCCCTTATTGGACATATATCACTTTGCCTGCAATTCCTGGACAGGAATTTTATTTTTTACCGAATGTTGCTGCTGTAGAGTCCGTTACCTTTAATATTGGTGTTGTTCGCTATCCAATGGATCCAACAACACGCAGAAATTATTATGGTACCGGTCGTATTGATAATATTGCGAGTTTACCTTTCAATTGGAATTTTAATCGTGCATTAAATGGCGGTAATTTAGGTTTATATTTTCTACCTGAAAGTAATTATCCACTTAAATTAATGGTTAAGATATTTTTAGCAGATGTTCAATTGAATACTGACTTAACAAATATCAGTGAAACTGGACTTCCTTATACTTTTATTAATAGTGCGAATCAAGGTTATGATACTTCTTATATTGAATATTTACGGTATTCTCTTGCCCAATATATGGCCTCTGAATATGGCATATTATTTAATCCTCAATCTACAAAAATACTTGATCAGATCAGACGACAATTAATGTATGTCAGTCCTGCTGATTTATCGGCTGTTAAAAGTTCTATTTTGGTTCAAGGCTCGGGGATTAATTTTGGTGATGTCAACATTGGTAAAGGTTGGAGGCCAAGTTAATGATATCACGAGGAGAAAATTTCAAACCTTTCCCATTAAATATTGTAGGTTCTTCTATTTTTGGTAGATATCCAAAAATCTCAATTGAGAAAACTTATAATCTATTTATCTCTGATAATTGGATGGTGCCATATTCTGGTTATCAAACAGCTATACCAAATATAGGGAATAGTGGAAGAGCTATTTACACAAGTACTAAATTAGGAAGAATGGTTGGAGTAATAGATGAAAATGTTTACTTAATAAATATTTTCTTTGATCAAAATAATGATATGACATTTGATTCACAGAAAATATTTATTGGTAAACTTCAAACTTCTACTGGTGTGGTTTATATAGCAGAAAATAATAAACCTCAAATTTTATTATCCGATAATCAATCTCTTTATTTATATGACCCAACTTTATCACCTTCATTTCAGACAGTTTCAACACCAGATTTTATCCCTGGGTATGTTACCTTTCATGACACTTATTTTATAGCTGCTGCACAAGGGACGAATACTTGGAGATTATCTGCTTCTAATGATGGTACAACTTGGCCTGCTACGGCATCGAGTGTTGGCCTATTAGAAACAAAACCAGATAATGTAGTAGCAGTTGTCAGAGTTCCAAGTGGTGGTAATCTCGTATATGTTTTTGGTCAAACAGTCATAGAACCTTGGTTTGATAATGGTTTACAATTATTTCCTTATCAACGTAATAGTGGATATACTATTGATTATGGTTGTATTAACCCAGCAACGATTGCTGCTACTGATGAGATTGTTGTTTGGCTAGCACAAAACGAAAAGTCTGGCCCAGTTATTATGTATACTAGGGGTGGTAGACCAGAAAAAATAACTACGGATGGTATAGATTATCTACTTTCTCAACTTTCTCACCCAGAAGATTCGCAAGGTTTCATCTATCGTCAGGATGGTCATCTCTTTTATCACATTAATTTCTATACTGATAATATATCTTTATTTCATGACTTTAATAGCGAGAGATTTTATAATGCCAGCGATGAAAATCTTAATTACTTCATTGCCTCAGAAGTAGCATTTTTTAATAATCAATATTACTTTGTAAGTAAAAATAATGGAAACTTATATGCTTTCGATACTATTTTTACTACTTATGATGGTGCTGAAATACCTAGAATAAGAACTTGCAGAAATGTGCGTCTTCCTTCCCAAGAATATTTTGTAGGGAATGATGTAGGTTTCACTATCGAACAAGGTGAAACTAATTATCAAATGCAAAATTTAGGTGTTATTAATTATATTACAGAAGATGGCGAGTATCTTATTACCGAAGGTTCAGAGATATTTTTTATTACAGAAGATGGTAACTTTTTAATTACTGAAGATGGTCAAAACCTTATTTCTGAACAATCTGATGCTACAGATTTTTCCTTTCTTATATTAGAACAAGATAATATAGTAGCAACTACTCCGAGAGTAGATTTATCTATTTCTATTGATGGTGGTGCATCTTTTAGTAGTGATTTTCCTTATATACTAAATCCTATTGGTCAAAGAAGAAGTAGGTTAATGTGGTGGCAATTAGGCATTGCTAATGATTTAGTATGCCAGTTTAAATTTTGGGGAATGGGACGTTTTGTAGCAACGGATGGATTGGTGAATACAAGACAATGACGCAAACTAGAAAACAGCAAGCTATTTTTCCTGACTTACCGCGTGACCCACAGGTAATAGATGAAAATGGAAAAATGACAGAGATTTGGAAGTGGTACTTTCAAAGCTTAACATTAGCTTTACAAACTAATTTTAATCCAGAAGGTATTTTGGTTCCATCTCAAAGTGCTGCTAATATTGCTTTATTAACTGGTATACAATCTAGTGCAAATATACTTTATGATTCGACAAATAATGAATTCAAAGGGAATAAAAACGGAACTTGGTTTACATTCACTTTAACGTAAAAGGATTTACGTAATGGCAAATTATAATACTGCTGCTGGATATGGCGGAGGTTTAGCAGGTGCTGGTTTAGCTCAATTATTTAGTAATTGGAAGAATCCTGCTGATGCTGCTATGCCAGAATTGAATAAAATTCCTAATTATCTAAATTCTGCTTATCAACCTTATATTGATGCGGGAAATAAATCTCTAGGAAATTTACAGAGCCAATATGGAAATATGGTTAGTAATCCTGGAGATATTTTAAATAATATTGGTAGTGGTTTTCAGAAATCACCTGGATTTGATTTTGCATTGCAGCAGGCATTACAAGCTTCTAATAATGCTCAAGCAGCAGGTGGAATGGCTGGTTCTCCTCAGCATGAACAATTAAATATGGGAATTGCTACTAATCTTGGTAATCAAGAATATAACGATTGGATATCTAAAGCCTTGGGAATATATGGCCAAGGTACTCAAGGCGAACAAGAATTGAGTAACCAAGGTTATAATGCTTCTAATGAATTAGTACAAAGTCTCGTTAATTCGATGCTCCAGAAAGCAGGTTTACAGTATCAAGGTCAAAATGCAGAAAATCAGCATGAAGGTGGTGCATTAGGTGCATTTGGAGGTGGTTTAGGTGCATTGGGTGCATTGGCAGCTTTCGGATAGGAAATAAATCATGCCTATACAAGTTAATCCAAGTCTTTTTCCAGGTCTTAATTTTCAGGAGGCTAATCCTGTGCTTGCTGGTGCTCAAACTGGTATGGGATTGATTAATAGTAATGCCGATTTATTAACAAAATATTTAGCTCAACAAAAAGCCAAAGCAGAATTACCGTATGCTGGTGAGACAGCGAGAATAGCAAATTATTATAAGAAAGCATTAGCTGATTATTACAATAGTCCCGCTTTGCAGGAAAGAGGATTGACAAACTTAGGTAAAGGAATTGTAGAACCTAGTATTGTTCAAGGAATAATGGCACGTCAAAATAGGAATCCTAATTCACAACAACCTACTAATACAGGAAATACAATAAATAGAGGGAATAATTTCTCCCAACCTACTAATCAAAATAATATTCAAAATGAATATGAATTATTAAAACAAAAAATTACTACTGATAGTGCTGCTAGACAAAAGAATTTATATGCTTCTAATATTGAAAAAACTCTTGATTATATAAATCCTGATTCTTTGGTTCAATATTCAGGTATAAAAGGAAAATTAAATGAAGCCTATCAAGGTCTCAAGTCTGGATTTGGAGACGAA